TATCCAGCGGGATACCCTCTCCCAGGCTCGCAATGCCAGGGTTCTGGAACTTCAGCTTCCCTTGGGTCACGGTAGCCACAAAGACCCGGTTCCCATCCCGCACATTCTTTGCAATGCCCGCGATGTTCATCCCGATAGCCAGGACCCTCTTGTCCAGGATCCCCGCCTCATTCCAGTCCAGGTTCTCGTATCTGGACCCTTGCGCAGCCAGTCCGCGCCAGACCGTCTTGGCCTCCAGGTTCACCGGGAAGGTATCATCCGGATTGGTCATTTGCTGCTTGAGAGCCTTGCCATCAACAAGGAGTCTCCGAATGCTCTCATCCTGCTCGGCCTTGCCCCTAGATGCAGACTCCAGGTGCATCACGTCATGCCCCGTATAAAGCAGATTGACATAGCCAGCCTGCCGGGCATAATATCCAGCCATCACGTCATTGTAGTTCCATGGGAATGCTTCATCGAACTTGCCCAGTTGGTAGAACTTGTGCTTCTCAATGACAGCGCACGCTGCACATGCAGCCCCAGTCTGGCGGAGCAAATGAGCATACCCCCCAAATCCAATGTCATTTACCTGGATCCCCTTGAAGCACTCGAATGCCGCGCCGCTTCCCGCGTACACGCCCGCGCACTGCAAGGTCCCGTCCTGCTTGATCAGCCGCGTGCCAACCCAGGCCGCATTTTCTTCCTGAGCCATCGCAACCATGCCGCTCAGCCACCCCGCAGTCGGAAACCGGACATCATCATTCAGGAACAGTAGATAGTCCCCAGTTGCATGGTTTGCGCCCACATTGCACGCCTTCGGAAAGGAGAAGTCCCCCGGGACTTCAACAACATGGGTAAAGAGACCCGCATCCAATCGCGCAATCTGCCCGCGCGCTACATCCAGATCATGCTCGCTTCCAGAAATCACCAGGATCACTTCCACGTCGCCCGGGTATTCCGTATTCTTGGCCAGCGTTGCCAAGCAAGGACGGAGCAACCATCTATTCCCGCTAGTCGGGATAATCACGGACACTTTCGGAGCCCGATCATCGTCATCCAGCTCCAGCTCTTTCCGGACCTTGATAAACCCAAAGTCCCCGATCTTCTCACAGGCATATTCCGGAGCAAACTGCTTGATCAGCGCAATGCGCCCGTCCGTGTCCAGATTCTCAGGCGCAGCCGCCATCAGATTCGGCACATGCACCGAGCTATAAGCAACCCCGCCCAGGATCTCCTGGGCCAGCGCCCAAACCTCAGTCCGGGTCTCAGGAACCTTGCCCTTCAGCAAGTCCTTGATCACCCGAGTCCGGAAGATAGCCCCCGCACTCGTAAAGTCCCGGCCCAGCCCATAATAGAAGTCAGGCTTCTCGGGCAGGAACACCGGATTCGGCTGGCCCTTGCTATCAGTCGGCATTGCAATCCAGTCGCAATAGGCTAGAGAATGCCCATCCGCATCGCCCGCTTCCTCCATCGCCGCAAGAGCCGTCTCGTGCATCTGGGCACCAGCGAAATCAAACCGGATCCACTTGATCCCCGCCTCAATCGCCTCATCCAAGCTCTCCTGGTCGCCCACCTCAATCCGGGCCACCGATGTTGTCTCGCTTGCCGCGCCCGTCTTTGGCCCGCCAAAATACGCACTCCAAATCTGGAGCTGCTGGAGGACATTGCCACCCATCTTCGGTAGCTTATGCGCCCGCTTCAGGTAGCCCAGCTCCGCTGCAAATCTAAATGCCCCCAGCTCCTCGCTGGTCAGGACTTGCTGGAGCAACTGGAACGGAAGCCCCTTGCCCTTAATAGCCTGCTGGTCTATCTTCGGGTCTGCATTTGCAGCCGTCGCCCAGGCATCGGACACCAGCACATGCTTGAATCCACCCGCGCTCGCAACCGCACCCCATTCAGCCAGGGTCGCAATCGCCCCGCCCTCCGGATAAGCCACAACAGTCTGCACAGCCCTCGGGCTCAGCACAGAAACCGGACCAATCGGGAATGGCAGCGGGAACAGCTCCTTCTCCAGGAGCCCCAGAGCCACCTCAATATCATCGCCCTGGTCCGGAGTCAGCGGCAGGAATTGCCCGGCATTCATAATTCCAGCGCCCGTCGCCCCATCATTCGAGAATGCACTTGCGCTGCCCATCCCAGCGGCCTCTGTAGCGGCCACCAGCCGTCTCAGGCTCCCCGCCGTAATATCAGTCATCCCGCGTGCCAGAACCAGCCCAGCCCCGCTTGCACGGGCCAGAGCATAGGCCTCAGTAACTTCCTCAGGACCCTGTACGAAAGCATCTCCCAATCCATGCACCAGGACATCCAGGCCATGCACAACATACTTCTTGCCCAGCTTGGCGCTGCCCTTCGGCTGAGACTTCAAGCCCCAAGCCTCTGCAACCCTATCCGCATTCTTGCTCATCGCAAAGTTCATCGCCCAGACTCGCTGAGCGCGCTTGGCAGCCGCCAGATCCTTCGGATCCATGGCAATCACATTCTGAAGTGCCAGTTCCCAGGCCCGGGGCACGCTCGCATAGGCCAGCACGGAGCTGCACCCAACATACTCACCCACGGGGCTCGCAATAGTCGCCGCGCCAATCATCCCAGCCTGCACCAGTCGGAGGCTGCTCTTCCCCTCGTTGAACAAGGACTGTTGAATGGGAGCCAGGGCCACGTCCAGGTTCAAGCTAGCCAGCGCCCGCCCAAACTCATGCGGCGGCACGCCCTCTTTAAATTCATAGAGTCCCTGATCCAGACCCTTGGGGCGCATTCCCATGAACACGAACTGCACGCGGTCGGCCAGAGGCCCGGTAGCAATAGACCGCACAGCCGGGATAAGCTGCTCCAGGTCCCCATCATGGCTAATCCCACCAGCCCAGCCAATCCGGATCTTGGCTTCCTTGGCCTTCGTGGTAATCTCAGGCAGCGGGCCGTCTAGTTCCGGCAGGAGATTCGGGAGAACCTGGACCGGCGTGCTGCTGAGAGAGCGGAGCCAAGAAGCCAAAGATTCAGTCGGACACACAGCACCATCGCAAACATCAAGCGCCGCAGCGATTCGCGCGTCAATCTCATCAGGCGGGGCCAGGAATACTTCATGGTAGTTGTCCTCGTCTACTGCACTCAAATGGTCATCCAGTTCATAGATGAACTTGGCGTTCGGCAGAGCCGCCCGGAGATCCTTCATGTGCTGGATCTGGCCTTCCTCGACTTGCCGCTGGAATACTACCACATCCGGCTTGCTAGCCACCATCTCCTCAATAGGGATAATCGCGTGGGACATACGAGCGTATGCCGCGCCAGACTTCACTAGCGCCTGGGCAGGACTGATAATCCGATGCCATCCGCACCCGTGCATGTCTGCGGCATAGGCTACAACGAAAGGCAATTTCTTGGTTTCCGGCATTGTGTTCCTCTAGGGTAGAATAATCTATTTATTTAGATATACCTATTGCATTATCTTGTCAAGCGCCTTATAGTCTATTTTATGAGATATTTTTCAAGCTACGGGACAGCACTCTAATGAGCAAGTTGATCCTTCCGCCCAGCACGGGCTTGACCCTGCCAGCCTTCTACAATACAGTCATGGGACCCAAGGGCATTTCCTTCCCCATCCACTTGAATCCCGTGGCAACCGCCCTCGCGGACAAGCGTATTACGAAGCTGATGCTCATTATCGGCCCAGGCTCGGGTAAGTCCCTATTTTTGTCCGTGGTTTATCCCTTGTATGTCCTGGGGAACAACCCGGACCACACGATCATCAACGTCTCGGCCTCCGAGGGTCTCCCGCAAGGATTCATGCAGGCGGTCATGGAGATCATTGACAAGTCCCCTCATTATAAGAGGATGTTCCCCGGAACCCGTCCGGACAAGAAATCCGGCTGGTCCATGGAGCGGGGCATTTATACCACATCCCGCCCGCCCGGGGATCCTGACTCCTCCTACCGGGCCGCAGGTCTTACCTCCAAGCAGCTCGTTGGCAAGCACGCCAAGCTCATGATTCTGGATGACATTCACGATGCCGAAAACTCAAGTTCCGTTGGAGCCTGCCAAAAAGTCATTGATTCTTACTACAATAACCTCCTTGGTCGAGCAGATCCTCAAGAATCAAGATTTATCCTCGCGGGTCGTAGATGGTCCCAATGGGACATATACGGTCATCTCATTAAGTCCGGGGATTGGGTTGCCATGCGGCTCCCGGCTGAAAGAGGTCCAGGTCAATCTGCCCTATACTACGATGTCTATGTCCCGCCCGACCTAGAGTGCTGCTTCACCGAGGGCGCTGCCCAGGAAGTCAAGACCGATGACCCCAAGTACCGCCAGTTCCGCGCCTACTATGGCGTAGACCCTAAGAAGGAAGGCTTCTTCTGGCCAGCCTCCGAGGTCAAGCGCAAGGACTACTTCTCGGTCAAGCGGAACAATCCAGCCACCGCAGCCGCCACCTACCAGGGCTCGCCGGGCGGTAACGAATCCGGAGTCTTCATAGAGTCCGACTTCCGCTATATTCCAATGGGTGCCTACCCGGCCATGACCCCGGCCTTGCTCCCGCCCGCCATGATGCCACCCGGCTCCCGGATCATCCAGGGCTGGGACGTGAGCCATACCATCGGCAAGAACGCGGACTATTCAGTCTGCACGACCGCCATCATATCGCCCTGCCAGTCCTGGCACAATGGCGAGATCGAGGCCCTTGTCGGCAAGCCCGATTCCCACTATGATGTTACCGTGGTGGACGTGTGGAAGGACCAAGTAGAATTCGGGGGCCTTGTCGAGAAGATGAGGGAACTCCATAATCTCTGGTCCCCATCCTTCATCGCCGTCGAGAAGAACACGGGTTCCATTCCTATCATCCAGGCTCTGGGCAATACCCTGCCCATCGTCCCCATGAGCCTCCGCAACAGCAACAAGAAGGCCCGCGCGGTCATATCCATCAGCGCCGGGACCGCCTCCGTGCAAAGCTGGCTCCGGCAGGGCCGGGTCCAGTTCTGGGCAGAGGCACCTTGGCTCCAATCCCTCAAGCAGGAAATGCTTGACTTTACTGGGGATGGGTCCGGGCACGATGATATGGTAGACTCCTTTGTCTGGGTCATCACGCAAGCCATCCTGCTAGGCTCCGGGACTCCATTGATGCCAACGGATTCGATCATCGAAGGCCGAGAAGGGCAACCTGTGGACCACCGGGCACTTGCCGCCGCAGCCCTCGCCGCTCACTCCGATGCAGGGCGGTTGCTCGTTGATCTGGCCGAGGCCGAGCGGGGTCCAGCCAAGCCGACCTTCCGCCCAGGACAGGCCCAGCCAATCCTGCCCACCAACCTGCCCGACATTCAAGTATGTCAGAATTGCCGCTACCGTGATAGGATGACCAGCATGTGTGTCATTCAGAGCCGGAAAGTGGTGGGCCTCGACGTATGCCAGTCGTGGAGTTGGGATGGCGTGGGAGGTATGCAATAATGGACTCGCAAGAAGATACCCTACTAGACCTGGAGGCCATGCTGAAGGCTGAATTGCCCCAGCAACCCGCTGAGCTGCCAAAGCGCCCTTTTCTTCCCAGCCCAGAGGCACTCGGAATCTATTCCGACTTCACTCCCGAATCTATGGGCCGGGTCCAGGAACTAAATTCTTATTCAACCGCCCTAGTCAAGGCCATGGAGCCCCAGGACCCGCTCGCCAAGGCCCTAGGAGCCCCGCCAACCGCCTTCAGCTTCGTCACCATGTCCTACATGCCGGATCCCCAATCCGGAGGCCTTATGTCCTGGCCCGGTATCGCTCCAGGCAGCCTGCAAAAGCTGGCCAGGACCAACCTCGCGCCCGAGATGATCATCAGCACCCGCATTGCCGATGTCCTGCGCTATTCCCACATTTCCTCCCACCCCTGGAAGCCGGGCTGGCGCATTGAAATGAAGGACCGCTCCTCCAGTCCTACGACCTGGGACAAGCGGGATATGCGAGCTTGCGAGAGCCTCATTGAGAATTGCTCCCTGGACGGCTCTGCCGATACCCCGCGCAAGCGAGATGCCCTAGGCTACCTGCCCTTCAAGAAGTTCCTCGCCGCAGTGGTCCGGGACTTCCTGACCTATGATGCCATCGCGCTCTGGACCGATATGGACCAGCGGGGGCGCGTTAAGGGCTTTGTCCCGGTCCCTTCCGGCAATATCCGCCTAGCGGACCCCAAGATCGGCTACCTAGGCAACCCCAAGGACTTCGCGGTCATGGTGGATCAGGCGGGCACAGTTGTCCAGCCCTTCACGCGCGATGAGCTGGTCTGGCACGTAGGCAATCCCAAGCTGGATCCGGACTGGGGTGGGTATGGCTGGTCTAGGCTGGATGCAGGGATGCGCCTGATTGACGCTTTCCAGGCCGCGTTCGATATGAACACGGACGTATTCAGCAAGAACTCCTTCCCAACCGGCATGATGCTCTTGAAGGGCGCAGGCTGGACCCAGAACGAGCTAGATGCCATCGCCCGCCAGATCTCGAATCTAAAAAAGGGCGTGTCCAAGATTTGGTCCATGCCAGCGATGGTGGTCCCCAAGGACTCGGACGTAGATTTCCTGGACCTGAACGCATCTAATGAAAAAGATGCCATGTATCAGAATCATATGAATCTGGTCATGGGCGTATTTGCCTTGCTCTATAACTTCCCGCATGATAGACTGGGCTTCCGGATCTCGGGCTCTGGCCCAGACGCGGGTGAGAAGTCAGGCGGCGGGGATGACAAAAACCAGACTCTTGTAACAGCGGATGAGGACATTGGCCTCATCAACCTTCTGTCCAGCCTGGAATTCGTCCTCAACGAATACATTATCAAGACCCGATTCCCGCACCTTCAGCTAGTCTTTTCCGGAAAGGCTCCCCGAGAGGATGCCCGGGAGTACGAGGCCAAGCAATTGGCTGAGACCTTTGGCGAGCGGCGTGCTGCGGCGGATCTCCCAGCTCTTGAGGAACTAGCCCAAGGCCCAGATGCCAAGAAGATTGCCAAGCTCATGGACCTAGCTCCCATTGACCCAGGCCTCTCCGGCATCTTCCAGAGCCTAATAACTGCCTACATTGCCAGCAAGGAGAAGGCTAAGAATGAGCCTGCCAAGCCCGGGGCTGCATTCCCAGCCACCAAGGACCCCGCCAAAGGCGAGGCCCATGGGGCAATGAGCGGAGTGCGCAGATCCAGCCGGAAGTCCAGTCTTCTAGTGGCTGATGACATCCGCCTGGATTATGACTCCGAGGACTACCCAGATAATGAAGGCTATCCAAGCCGGGATCCTGAGGACTAGAGTAGTCCCCAGGTACCCAAACCAAAGGAGCAGGGCGAACCCCGCTCCACCGTTCAAATTAGATATCCTA